AACTGCAACAACTCCTAAAAATATCAAAAAGTCCATAATTTATCCTCAATTTAATTACTTGTCAAGTAATGGATTTTTGTCCTTTGCTTTACCAACGGCAAGTGCAAGAACTTCAAGGTATTTATATACCTTGGCCCATAACTTGTCATCATGTGGTGTTGGTGTCAATGCGACAATAACACTACAGATTGATATTACAATTGGAACGATCATTAGAAGGTTCCATATCCCCATAACGAAGTCGATTATGCCTTGAAACATAATTCCGCCTCCTTTATTGTTTTATGTAAGTAGTATTTATATACTATTTTACACCTATAGAGTATTTAGTAGTCAACTTCCACATACTCTTTTCTTTATAAGGTATGACCTTGATCTGTGATAGAGGAGCTTGTGGTTCTTCTATCTGACCCTTGTCAACCACTTTCAAGAGATTCCATTGTTGTAAAAGTCTTACAATTGTATTCCTTCTACCAATGTCATTCTCATCAATGTTAGTTGGTTTCCCATCTAACATAAAAAGTTCTTTGAAGTGTACGATGTAGTATTTACCTCTTTTGTGAAGTATATGACACGATTGAAACAGTTCTTGTTCTTTTCGTGATGCAACACCTATTCTTGATAGTGTCTCTTTGATTTTTAAGAAATCGTCATCTTTATCAAAAGTTACTTCGACTAAGTTTTTTATTATTTCATCCATTATCCTGACCACCAATGTTCATTCTTTTTTTCAACTCACGATATTGACTTTCAGATAACAGTGATGCATAGTCTTTCGCCTCTTTGGTGCTTACCTGATATGCTTGTCTAATAACTTCGAGTTTTTGACTCTGATAAGGTTTTATCCATGTGGAAAACCTATTTCTTTTTCTCAAAGTATTTAGGAAAAACAGGTATTGAAGACGACTATCTGCACCGTGTCTGATGTTCATTTCGTTTGCAAAAATGATACTATCTTGGTGATAGGATAATGCTTTATTGGTTAGGAATGGTGCATAAGACTTTTCCTCGACTTCATCAAACATGATGTCTTTTTTTGTATATGACACTGACTTGACAAAGTCAAAAGGATTAGTCTTATCCATATTACAATAGAATACGCTGTGTTTTAGAAGGATTGACTTTTTTGAGATATTGATCAATAAGATCGTCACCTGTTTTCTTTTCAGAATTCATCCAAACGACCTTACCATTTTCTAGTTCTCGTTTGATAGAATCATCATTGTAGGTAGTGTCACATACACTACCCTCAAATGTATCCATGGGTCTATTGTCATACCACAAGGATTGAAGTCTGTGTGCATGAATGGATTTCACCCCCTTTGCCCATTCCTCTGCCTCCAACAGAACTCTCTGTCTTTCTACTCTATCGTCATATTGTCCCATATCAGTCTCCTCTAAATTTACATTCTGACATAATCTCTGTCAAACAAGCAACAAAGTTGATCTCACTATCCATTGCAAAGGCAGCTTTATGTTGATAATCTGCAATGATCAAAACAGCTGCAGGAAGTGATGTTGGTTGTAATTTTGTTTCTAATGCATTGAACACTTTACGATAAAGTGTATTGAAATCATTGTCTGAGTTTTGTGCAACCCACTTCCTCATTCCTTTCCAGTTTTTCTCTTGTATAGTAGTTATGAGAGGAGTTAGTTTTTCTTCAGTTAGTGTTGCAAGTAAACCACTATCAATCTCTCCTGATACTCCGTATCTTTGAACTTCGTTGATACATCTTCTGAAATCAGGAAAGAACTTGAGTATAAGTTCTACAAGAACCTTTTGATCGTATTTGATATTCTCTGTAGTGCAAATTTCTTCTAGTCGTGAAAGAAATTGACCTGCAAGTTGTTGTTTGTCCTGAGGTGTCAAAGAGAAGTCAATGACAGTAGTTCGTGAGTGTAGAGGTGCAATAATTCTATTCTTGTAATTGCAAGTAAAAATAAACCTACAGTTGGATGAGAACTCCTCAATGAAGTTTCTCAATGCAGGTTGAACACTCTCTGCACTTATATAATCTGCTTCGTCTAGTATAACCACCTTAGGGCCTCCACCCAAAGATGTTGTAGATGCAAAGTTTTTGATCTTGGTTCGTAGTGTGTCGATCAATCGTCCTTCATCAGAACCATTGATCACAATGAAGTCTGCACCCAACTCATTACAAAGTGCCTTTGCAATAGTAGTTTTACCTACACCAGCAGAACCACACAACATAAGATTAGGTATTTCACCTTTCTTTACAAACTCATTGAAAGTGTTTTTGATTGGTTTAGGAAGTATGGTTTCCTCAATGGTTTGAGGTCTATATTTCTCCACATATAAAAATTCAGTATTCAAAGTGAACAAACCCCCGCCGATTTGTTCGTGTATCCGACCCAAAGAGAACAATGATGAGATTTTCGGATACTCCCGCAGTAAGAATAGAGACTGAATTTCTTACTGCCGTTTGTAGTATTATTTATACTAAGAACCATATTTTGAATCAGGTTCGAGTGCAATAAAGTACTCTAAATCAACATCCTTGTTTTTGAAATGGGATATTCCTTTAGACGATACTGCAACATCATAATTACCATCAAGAATTTTCAAGTTCTCGATTTTGAAATTGAAAGTGAAAGTTGTTCCACTACCTTCACCAACTATTCTTGAGAATGTATTTGAAGTTGGGTTTTTCTTATCAACTACAACAAGAGAGATAGTAGTACCATCAGATTTCAGAACTAAGTCATTTACTCCTAAAACACTTGCAGCTTTCTGTAATTCAGAAAGTAGTGTAGAGGATACAGTTATGTTTACTTCTGCCTCAGGCATCTTGACCTCTTTCTCAGGTGCAGTAATCATACCCTCACTTGCATAAAAATATGAAAGTGAACTATCTGTATCAGAGATAGATACACTTACATCCCCAAACTCATAGTCTGCATCTTCCAATAAAGAAGTTGCACCTAAGAACTCAGGTAGATTGTAGATAGAGAAATTTTTGGGAAATGTCTCATCTACCGTTGCAACTGCAAGTATGTTCTTCATGTTAGAAATTGTTTCCAACTTGTTCCCAGTTTTTACTTTGATACCACTGTTGATGGTAGAAAAGTTTTTCAATATATTTCTAGTGTCATTACTAATTTTCATTTCCACTCTTTTTCTCCTTATCATGCACATGTAACATTATTAGAGCGTAGTGCAATACTTTCAATAAATCTGCTCTGTTCTTTCCGTCCTTTTTTCCGTATCGTTGTGCATACTTGAGTATGTTTCCGATACAAAATCCTTCACCGTGTCCACTATCAATAATGAACTCTGTGGACTGAAAGTTGTTCAGACTGTAATGTTGTTTGTAGGTTCCGTCAATATAGGTACGCAATTCTTTGAGGAGTTTATCTTCCTCGTATTTGTACCCAACTTTCTCAAACTTTCTAAACATTTTACTCATTATACTTCCAATCCACTTGTTCGTCAATGGGGTTTTATGGATATTGTGTATCCTCTTGGTAATCCTCGTCTGATGAGGTATCTTCCGATACTTCACCAAACATTCCTGACACATCAACACCTTCGTCTATTTTAGAATAGAGATCAAGTATTGCATTCTTGGTATCTTCGTCAAATCTTGTGATACACATTTGGATTGACTTGAGTTTATCACCAAACATTTTGAATGCGTTGATGATGTGAACCAATCTTCTAGTGGTGATGACATCATCAATTGCACCTTCGTAGTAGGTTTTTCTGATAATGTCCGCCCAGTCTACAAGTTTCTTGATAAACTCCATATCAACTTCACCATGAAGTTCCATTTCCTTTTCAAGAATTTTTCTCTCAATATTGACTGGTGGATATTCTTGTTGCATTGAAATAGCAAACCTTTCCAACATAGCTTCGTTCATGATTTGAGTTCCAATGAATTTACCATCCTCAGATCCTTGTCCTTTAGTGTTTGCAGTTGCAACCACTGTGAACCCTTCTGCAGGAGATACCCATTCACCAGTTTTCTTGATTAGATATCCTTTACCCTCAAGAACTGATTGTAAACACATCATTTTGTTAGAACCCAAGTCAACTTCGTCTAAGAGAAGGACGGCACCTTTTCTCATAGCTTTGATAACTGGGCCTTCTCTGAAAGTAATGTTACCATTGACTAAAGTGTGTCCACCCATCAAATCATCTTCATCTGTCTCGATGGTGATATTGACCCTGTAGAGTTCTCTCTTGAGTTTAGCACACACTTGTTCAACCATAAGTGTCTTACCATTACCACTTAGACCAGTAATAAAGATTGGAAAGAATATCTTAGACTTGATGATATTCTCTACATCTTTGAAATGACCAAAAGGAACATAGTTTGTCATCTTCTCAGGAATGATTTTTACATTGTCCTCAATAAGATTGATTGTCTTTTGTGTCTGAGCTGCAACAGGCATATTCGATACCTTAGGTGCAGTAGGCATAAAAGCTTTTGGTGGTGGTGTAGTCTTGGTCATAGGCACCACATTCAAAACTTGGGATAGATTGAAAACCCCATTTTGTTTGAAATTATACCTTGCAGATTTTATCCAGTATGGAAAGTCTCCTACTTGGTTGATCTGTTCTGAAGTAAACTCCACCTGATTGGGGAAGTTTGTGGTTAGTGCAGTTAGAAATTCCTTTCTATCTGGCGTAAAATGGAAAGGTTTACCTGCAACGGTAACACTCTCCGACCTATCATAGGTTCTTTTATTCATAAGCAGTCTCCTTATTATTACTCATCATTTTTTAATTATATAAAAAAGTTGTCGCTATTGTCAACCCTTTATTCACAATTTCTCAAAATTCTTTGGATATCTTTCTCAATAGAAATCTTCTTATCCTCTTTTAAAGAATAGGTTTCTAATGATCCATTGTTTACCCAAAACCTAAAAGCTTTACATTCTACTCCTTCCGTTGCACAAAGAGATTGTCTAGGACAATCAAACTTTTTACAAGGACTAGGCCCGACATCTTGAACTGCATCTGCAAACTTGTTGTATGCACCATCCGACATGGTTCCCCAGTAGTAATCTGTATCTAATTGTATTGCATTTATTCCCATTATGATATCTCCTTTATAAATTCGTTAGTTAGGAACCTTGATGTTGTTTTTGATTTTCTGTTTCTTTTGAAAGCTGCAAGCACTGAGGTTTTTGTAGCTCCAATGAATTTATCATCTAGTGTATCCTCATCATCTACTTTGATTAGGTTTGCACTTGTAATGAACATTTTGTTATATCCTTTTATGTTTGCAACCTGACCTTCTTTTTTTGCAACTTTATACCATTCATCAAATCTCATGTATGAATGGTTTTCAGAGTTAATTCGACTATCTTCCCTAATTTTATCATAGATGTGGTAGAAATCATTTCTTGATGTTCCAATAAAGTATCCAGTGCAACTTACATTACAAGATTTAGAAATCCATTCTAAAATATGTTGGGTTGTTCTGAAGTTTGAAGAACCATTGTATTTTCCAACAGGTTTTACAATCGGATAAACTTTGTTATTGTAAGGATCAATGATCTCAATCTCAACAGGTGTATAATGATTTGTTCCCTCAACAGTTTGATCTTGGATTTGTTCTTGAACTTTATCTCTACTGAATAATCTTGAACTATGACTTTCACCATCTGTAATAACGGTTAGTATAGATTTCTCAATGCTATATTGTTTGTTGAACTTAGGTAAAGTTTCTCTCAAATACACAAGTGATGCATCTAAAGGTGTTCCACCTAAATGATAACGACCTTGAACAAAATGTGGTATCTGCACCCATCTTGTACTATCATCTACTTTGAGTGCTTCTTTGAAGTGTCCTTCCCATTTTGCTTTGAACTTTTCGTATCCTCTCCATCCTCTATCACTAAAAGCATGTGCGTTATATAATGCACTTACATTGAGTAAACTTTGTTTGTAGTCTCTTGAACTCTGTTCGTTTGAGAATATTTCAATAAGGTTTGTACTCATACCTAGATCTCTTTTACCATAACTATCAGTAAAAAGATATACTCTGTGAGGTATCTGTGCTTTTCTACAAAACATTGTGAGAATGATTGCTTGTTCTAATAAATCAGGAACTACATTTGAAATAGAACCTGACCAATCTATCAACACTGTGATACCATGATTTTTACCTTCAGGAAGGTAGACTGCTCTTTTGAAAACATCATCAACAATCTGATATTTTGCAAGTCTGTTCATATCAAGTTGACCAGTTTTACCAGTATATGCTTTTGCACTTATAGCAGCTGATTGTCTCATTTCAAATTCTTTGACCATGTGCATAACGGTCTTTTTGTTTTTCAACTCTATGATGTTAGAAGTTTTCTTTGCAAGATTGTATCCATCACCTACACTGTAGGCACCCCATCTATAACTGTAATCATCTGTAGGTGAATTCCAAAACTTAGACCAATCACTGTTGAACTCTTTGTTAGGAACAATAACCTCTTGGTTTTTTACTTCTTTCCATTCTTTTCTCAAATCAATTTGTGTTCTGATCCTGTTCTCTGTGCTGTAAAGAGTATCTTCGTTTTCATGTGCATTGTATTCGGTAAGAGCTTCTCTTGCACCATCTTCATCATCAAATTGAGAACCAGCAGAATGATCATGCACTGTTGATTGTTGAGTTTCATCTAGTTCTATATCACTTTCTTCTATATCATCATCTTCTTCACCAGTGTATGGCTCAAAAGGATAATCTTCTTCACCTAGATCAACTTCATCATCACTTTCTTCTATGTCGTATTCAAATGATCCTTTGATTTCCTCATCTTCTTTTGTTCTTGTTTCATTCTCTTTAGAGTATTCATAAATCGCAGTTGCACATTCAACAACATCTTCCCAAGTCTGACATCTATAAGACCAGTCTAAAAACTCCTGTTCTTTGTCAGTCAGTTTGATGTTGACCCTTGAACCAACTTTAGTGAGCAAGTTGATCTTATCAATCAACGAAAGTTCTTGTAGGTTTCTACCTTTTAGACTAAAGAAGTCCATGTTCATCAATTCATTGTATGCTTTGAAGAAAGACTTTCTAAGACCTGCATACTTCTCTTTGATCATTTTCTCAATTCTGACATCCTCAACAACATTGAGGTATCCCTTGAGAGTTCTATTTTCTTTGAGAGTAGAGTGTAATCCCTCAAAAGGTGTGTGTAATGCATGTGATACTTCATGACCCATAAACAAGTCATAAAGTTCAGGTGAGATATCGTCCTTTAGAATAGGACAAGCAAGAACTCTGTTTTTGATATCAAAATATGCAGTAGGGATTTTCCTATGCACGATAGTCAGGTTCTCAGTGGCCATTAGTTTGGCAAGATTGTCTTTTTGTGTTCTTAGGTTTTCCATAATATTAAGTATACTAAAAAGTGAAGGGTATTGTCAAGTTTTTTATTTCCTTGAAAAACAAAGACTTACCCTTACCCATGTGGGGTAGGGGCATTCATGTAGTCGTTGAAGAAATCATTTGCAATGAATTCTACTAGGTCGTCTCTATCTCCATCCCTAACACCAAAGTTTAGGTGAAGGACTTGTTTTACTTTCATATCAGAAAATGTATCGACTAGAGCGATTGCATCATCAACTGCTCTGTCTGCAAGTATTTGTTTACTAAAATGTGACATTTTTATCTCCTTTTCTCATCATGTTTTAATTATATAAAAAAGTAGGGGGTATTGTCAACCCCTAGAGAGAAAAAAGATAAATTATTTTCTTAGGGTGAATTGATCTAGGGAAAGATCTTCGGTGATGTAATCTGTTAGAATGCGATCTTTATTTGTGGTAAACCACATTGCAACTGTGTGTCTAGAATTTCTAAACACTTTTTCTACCCCATGGGGGTGATAGATACCCTGAAATAATATCATCTGACAAGTCTCAGGTTGGTGTGTGTATAGTATTGAGTTATAATCACTAGGTGGAAAATAAGTTCTTCCCCCAGTGTAGTTGGTATTGAGGTAAACTATTGCAGTCCACTCTCTACTTGGGTTAGGATCTTTAGTATCACTCTCTATTTCTGAGTTAGTGTAGATGTCTGTATGAGGTTCTTGAATTCCACCTATAGGCCATTCTGTAATAGTAGTCATTTCAGGGAAAACTATTTGATCCGTTTCCTTTCTGATTTCAGTGATTGCAATACACTCTAGTGCATTGAGTGTATCTCTAACCCAATGATCCTTTATGTGTACCTTGTTATATCCAGTGTAGTCTGAACCATCACCCAACGCTCTTTTATGTGTGTGGGTTGCACTCCAGTAAATGAGACGGTCAGCTTCCTGTTGCGACAGAACTTGGTTGACTGTCAGTATTTTGAATTTCACTTTCTTCATTTTGTCTTTCTGCTTTCTCTTGTTCTAATTTTTGAAGATGTCTTGCAATAGCCATTCTTTTCTCAAATTCTATTCTTTTTTTCTGTTCTTTAGGTCTAACCTTCAATGCTCTTTCAAGTTTCAGTCTTGATGCTCTTTGTAAGAATAGAATACCGTTTAGATGATCAATCTCATGTTGCACACAACGAGCTGCAAGACCCTCTAACTGAACAGTGTGTGTTTCTCCCTCAACATCCTGATATTCAAGTTCAATAAATTTAGATCTAGTAATCATTAGATAGATATCAGGAAAGGATAAACATCCCTCTTTCATTAGGTCTGTTTCTTGAGATATTTTTTTGATTTGTGGATTGAAGAATGCTACAATACCCTTGTCATTTGTTTTCATAACAAACACTCTTGCGTCTAATCCAACTTGGTTTGCACTCAAACCTATTCCACCAAACCTAATCATTGCATTAGAAAGTGCTTCTGCAATTTCTTTTGCATCTGTTCTTGTCTCAAAGTCAAATAATTGTGGGGGGGTTCTTAGAACCTTACTTGCTTCATTAATTAATTCATACATTATATATCCTTATGCTAATGGGTAGTCTCCACCACCACTTATACTCACACCTGAAATTGAAACACCAAAAAAATTCAACAGTGTTGCAATCATTCTTCTTCCTAGTGTCAAAATGTAATTGAATGCCTTTTTCACTCTTTCCATTATTGCATCAAATACTTTTTTGAACATATTTACTGTATCTACAGAAATGTCTTTGATTTTTTGACCTAACTTTTGAAACACTTGCCATTCATTTAGTTTTTGAAAATCTTCAGTCAAAAGTTTTGACTTATTCATTTCTTCAAAAACTATGTTTCTAAATGTCTCAGTAATTGGAACTGATAACTTTTTACTTCTAAATGCAAGATAAGGTGCTGATCCTGCACTTGATTTGAAAGAAACATAAAAATTATTACTTCTTGCAAGTTTCATTCCTGCACCCTCAGGACTATCTAATACAAGTTTGTTATAAACCTTACCTGCACTGTCATCAAATGTGATGATCTGATGTGCAATACCTAGTGGTGAGGGTTGAAATTTTTCAGCACCTGATGCAGCTTCAAAACAGAAATGTGCCTTGAATAACATATCTTTGAATACCTTATCCATTTCATTATTGATTTCTTTTGCATCAAGTCTTACCTGATCAAGTTCTGCAATTTGTTCAACTTCTTTTTGAGTTAGTTTTGTTTTATCTCTTAGTTTGTCTATCTTTGTAACAGAGTCCTTTTCTGAAAGAGATATCATCTTTTCTTCCATTGTTTTGAGTAGGTTCTCTACAGTTTTCTGACCTGCACTACTTGAACCATAAGTTCTCATTGCAGCTTCAACAGTTGATATTGCCTCGTCTCGTTTACCTGACATCAACTGTGAACCACCTTTTTTCTTTAGTGATATGTTAACTTTACTAGAATGGATATCTGTTTTAGGTGTTCCATCTGAACTTTTCCATAGTTTGTTGGTTGGAAGTTTAGATGAACCTACTCCCTCTAACTTATCAATACCTGTAATTTCTCTGAGAAGATTAGTTCCTATACCTATTGCACTTTTTTCATAATCATCCCAAAACCCTTGTGCAATGTTCCAATCCTTTCCACGGTTCCATGAGGATACACCAATAAGTTTATTCACTGCAACGGATATGATTGCTTCCCATTGTGTTGCATTAGGTTCACCACCGCTTCCACCTTTTGCAGCTTTGAAATAAAAAACAGTTCCATCTTCTGTTTCAACACCATCAAAGGATGATTTAGATCCCAAATCTACTAACTTACATGCAATATTGTTTTTTGCAAGAGTGTCCATTAGAGCTTGTCGTACCTCTGTTCTCTGAGGTGTTCTTTCTACTTCCACTTTTACAAATTTTTTTGATTCTATGGTAGTCTTGAACTTACTTAGAATTTTGAAATCAAATGTATTTGTATCTTCACGAAGTGTAAGTTTGTCTAGTGGTGGATTTGAATACTCTGAAAATGTTTTCATACTACTATTTATTCAGAAAGACGACTGAAGTTCTTGTATTTCTCAAATCTTAGGACATCATTGAACTTATCGTACAGTGCATCCCCTTTATGAGATATAATGAATGCATTAGTTTTCTCTGTAAGTGTATTCAGAAGTTTTAAGAAGTCATCTGTACCTTGTGTATCAAGTGAGGAGTCAAACACTTCGTCTAATATCAATAGGTTGGTGTTCACTGAGTTCTTCATTCTTGCAACGGCTCTCCATGTGAATAGAAGTGCAAGGTCGATTCTCATCTTTTCACCTTGTGAGAAGTTGTCGTATTTGAACTCGTCTCTAAATCTTGACTTGATGGTTTCTTCAAAGGCTTCATTCAATTCAAATCCCACAAAGAACTCTAGTGATGCAAGATACTTGTTGATAAGTTTGTTCATGATCGGAACATATTGTTTGATGATCTTTTGTTTGACACCTTGATCTCGAAGCAACATTTGTGCAATATCAAAGTAGTGTCCTTGTTGTGTGAGTGATTCGGATTTCTTATGTAATATATCTAACCCATCTTCACTATCTTCAATCTTTGATTGTACATTGGTATTATTGTGTTCTTCTGCTTTTAGATCTTCAATTTCTTTTTGTATTTTCTGAATGAACTTTTGATTAGACATAACTTCTGTTTGAAGTATTCCGATCTCTTTTTGTACTTTTTCTATCTCATCTTGAATCCTTTGTATTTCATCAAGTCGTTTTTTTGTTTCTTTGACAGTGATACCAAGTTGTTCAATTGCAGATTGTAATTCTTCTTTCTTTTTGTCGATCTCTTCTATGTGTGATTGTTTGTGTTCCTCGTCCATGTCTTGTTTACAGGTTGGACATTCATCATTTGATTGGTAAAACTCAATCTCTTTCCTAGCCTTGTTATAATTTTCTTTGAGTTTAGTCTCCAAGTCAGTTGCTTGTTTGAGTCTATCTTTCTGAGGATCGACATCCGAGATAGTGGATTTTTTCTCCACCACATTTTTCGTCTTTTCATCTATTCTCTCCATGAGATTATCAATGTTGGTTTGGGTTTCATCAACGGTGTTCTCAAACTTTTTGAGTTTTTGATCACGATTTTCACGGAGTGCATTTTGTTGTTCATGTAGACCATTGATTCTTTCTTCTAGAATAGCAATTTCATGTTTAGTTTCTTTCAATTCAACGGTATGATTAGAAATTCTTTTCTTTAGTATATCACCCATAGTACTAAAGATTGAAATATCTAATAGATCTTCTACAAGTCTTCTTCTTTCAGCAGCCTTCAACTGCATAAAAGGTGTGAAGTTTGCAGAACCAAGAATTGCAATCTGAGTAAACGATCTATAACTCATTTTGAGAATGTTCTTCTCCAAATGTTCCTGATAGTCTCTCATAGTTGCATCTTGGTTTATAAGGACACCACTCGTGTATAACTCAAACTTATTTGGTTTTGCACCACGAATGACTTTGTATTGTTTCTTACCAACAGAAAATTCCAACTCAACGAGTAATTCTTTTTGATTGATGGAATTGATAAGAAGTTCTTTTTTGAGATTACGGAAACCTTTACCATAGAGTGCAAAACAAAGTGCATCCAGTATAGTTGATTTCCCTGCACCATTCTCACCTAGTATAAGTGTAGTTTGGTGTTTGTCTAATTCTATTTCTGTAAACTTATTTCCTGATGACAATAAGTTTTTATATCTTATAGTTTTGAAATTTATCATAGATAATTGTGTTCATCCAATGCTTCATGATACAACGAAGTCATCAAATCTGCAAGGGGTTTTTTCTTTCCTTGGATATCAAGACCATCGATGTACTTTGTGAGAATGGTAAGTGTGTCTTCAACATCACCCATATCCTCATCATCCATAAAGTCCATGTGTTTGTTATCATCGACTACAGATATATGTAAAGGGTTTACCATGTGTATTCTATCTAAGAATGCATCAAACCAATATGGGTTCTCTTTATTGACTACAATGATTTTGGTGAACTTACCTGCATACTTACTATAATCTGCATTAGTGATACTTTCAAAAGTTTCTTTAGTATCATCATAGAACGCCTTTTCAAACATAGTGAGTGGATTATGAATAGGTGATATCTCTTGAGTGTCTGTATCAAAAATATGAAAGTATTTTTGATCACCATAATCTGACCATGTGAATTGCATTTGTGAACCAAGATAACGAATGTTCTTGACTTCTGATTTATGATGGAAGTGACCACTGAACACTTTATCAAATCTTTTCAAATATGAATGATCAAGTCCATGTTGACACATCATGCCTGGCTGCATCAATGCACCCTCAATCTCAAAGTGTCCCATTGCAATCGAGGCCTCGGCCCCCAATAAAAATTCTACACTGTCTGCATAGTTTTCATTATTGATCCAAGGAACTAATGCAATATTGAAACCATCGTATTCTTTGGTAATACATTCTGATATAACATTGACATTAGGTTGGTTATATAATAACAACTCAGGTGAATTGACATCATTAGTATTCTTATAATAAGTATCGTGATTACCCAGTATCAAATCCATTGTGATACCTCTTTCATTCATAGGTTCTATGAAATGTTTGAGGTTTGCTTTCATGGATGCAAAGTTGATGAACTTTCGTCTATCGAAGTAATCACCTAAGTGAATGATGTGTTTGATGTTGTGTTCGTCTAGATATGGAAAAAATATTTCGTTATAGAACCGTCCTTGATAGTTGGACATTTCTATCATATCCCCACGAACTCCACAGTGTGTGTCGTTCAGTATGGCTATTTGCATTATTCTTCTGTAAAATTATCTAAGTTATTTTTGCTTTTTTTGGTTTTTGTTCTTTTGACCTTTCTAGGTTCGTACTCTACAAGGTTCATATTTTCTTGTAACCACTCTACATTAGTGTTTACTAAATCAGGATCATGAGAACCATCTAGTGTTCCTAAAACTTCGGTAAGAATACCAGCTTCTTGAATACTTTTCTGTTTGATGTAAACTTGTTTTTTCTCTTTTTGTATTCTTCTTAAAAATGCATAATAACAAATCTGTGTAATGTATGCAAATGCATTGTCTGATTTTTCTGCATCGAAATTACCGATGTACTGAATACAGTTTTCAATTGCATCACAAATCATTTCGTCTCGGTAAGTATAATTGATAAAGTTGGGCCGAGTAGATAAACGAGTTGCAATCTTATAGATGCACTCTCCTATGTATTCAGTCATTCTAGGTGGGGTTTTCCCCTTTGATTCTGCGAGTGCAACAGCTTTGTTATACTCGGAGACTGCTTGAGTGAACTCTTTGTTGTTTACATAGTGTTCATTAGGTTTTTTCGTAGTCATAATTATATTATACTTATAAATCCCCATTCTACAAGGGGGTTTTTAGTATTTATTCAAATGATTTTTTTTTAGATTTTTTTAGAAAAGTCCCTTTTCAAATCTCATTTAGTATGATATGATTACTATGTTGCCGCGGTGAGATATATTAAATAACAGGTGCAACTGCAATCGTAGTCGTTACAAACATGATAATTAAAACAGTCACCTCAATCACATCCCATATATGATCGGTCTCTATTTCAGGTAATTCTCTTATTACTCTTTTGACTAATTCAGTCATTATAAACTCCATTGATATATTATTATAAAGTGTCGTTATGACGCACGATATTTATAAAGAATTAAATCCTAATGAACCTTTTGTCCTTTTTTAGGTTTTAACAACTTTGTAAACTCATCGTATCTATCTTCAAATGTTTCAGGTTTGTCACCTCTGTGTCGCATTTCATCCATTATTTCAGATAACATTTCGTCAAAATCTTCTCTGTCAAATTCTGATATTTCTTGTGGAGTGATAAGAGGAATACTCTTATTCTCAATCATATTCATCCATTGTGAGGATGCATCATCGTAAAAAGGTATATACTGATCGTTCATATTATTTCTATGCACAACATAATCTCTAGGGATTTTGATATTGTGATCTGAAGTCAAAGGTGCATAGGGATAGAAAGTTGCAACTGTCTCTTTAGGGCTTCTAGCCATAAGACGACAGATCATGGGTAATGTAATGATTACCTCAACTCCTGTATCTCTTGTCATACCACAAATTTCTACACCGTTCCTAAGTCTAAGAACTTCGTATTTTTGTGGGATCAGATCTTTTGGTGTTGCCATTTATTTTAAGTCAAATTGTAAAATTTCGTAAGGAAAGTTTTCCTCGTTATAAGTATTTATGCGTTCTTTCAGGTGATTGAGAGTGTAATTTTCTGTCTGTAAATCATCTGCAATATCAAATAATCTCATCTTAGTTTTACCTTCAACCTTTCTCAAGCCTCTACCAATTGACTGCAAGTTTCTTATTCTTGATTTAGATGGACTTGCAAAGACAATGTTATTGATTCGTTTGATGTTCACTCCAGTAGAGAATGTTCCATAGGATGCAAGTATAGTATCCTCTGTATTCTTCTCTACAATTTCTCTAACTGACTCTCTATCTTCGGTATCTGTTCCACCATACACATAGTGTAGATTACCACCTAAGTCAGTCTGAGACATCATGTCATACAATACTACACCATGTTTCTCGACATATTGAAATAACACCAATGTATTTCCTTTGAGGCTCTTTACTAGATTAGTAATAAAGAAGTTTCGTTTTTCATTAGAAACCAAATAATCCATTTCCTCTTGGTATGACATATTAGGACACTTTGGATGTTTAAGTATAATACATTGTATATCAATATTTGCAATTGTTCCCTGTTCCATAAGTTCAGAAGAGGTGATCACTTTTTTTACTGGGCCGAACATTCCTTCAAGTTGTAATCTATGACACTCCGAACCATCCAATGTACCAGTTGTTCCTATACGAATTGCAGTCTTTTTCATTTTTTCTAATATACTTTTAAGTGTCTGTGCTTTGAATAGATGTGCTTCGTCTCCTACTACCACATCAAATGATTGCATCACCTCTTTAGGTGCTTTACTAAATGACTGCCATGTGGTTATAGTGATAGGTGCAGGGAATACTTCCTGACCATGATAGATCTTACAAATTTTATCCTTGTATCCATAATCAATAAAGTCCTTTGACATCTGTTCTACAAGTGATGTGGTAGGAACAATGATAACTGTTTTCTTATTATACCAACGAGCAAGTAGATATATGATGAGAGACTTACCACTTGCAGTGGGGGATAACAATAACTGTCTACCATACTCTATTACACTTCGGAATGCACTTATCTGATAATCACGAGGTGTTAACCCCATGTCAAGGGCCTTGACAAACTCATTGATTTTATCGTCTGTAAGTCGTGTTTTAGTACCAATTACATCCTCTATACCCTCAAACTTATATCCTCTTTCGGTACAAAATTGATCGATATAGGGTAATAAACCTATGTAAACCTTATTAGTTTTGATTGAAAACAGTCTAACTTTACCATCCCAAAACCTATTACGAACTGAAGGCATGAATTTTGCGTTGGGTACAGTGAATGAAAAGAACTCATAAAGATCCCTTGCAAGTCCATTATCACAATGCACTTGTAGAAAAACTTCATCTACTTTGGAAACTCTAACGGTATCAGACATAAGGTTGACCTATCATCCATCCCACCAAGGATTTTCGTGTCCCCCATGTTACTGGGGTTACTTGATGATAGAGAAAAGATGGAAAGAAAAGAATGCTACCCTTCTCTTTCATACTAAATGGTGTTGTAGATATCGCATTAGTCAAATCTACTTTTGTTTGATTTAGTTCTAATCTGTCAAATATTTGATTAGGAACTAACCATTGAAAATAACCACCTTCATATTCTTCAGGATCAGATAATTGGATAGTCATTGACAGTTTTCTAATTCTCCCATCTTTATAAGGAAGAGGCCCTGCATCAGTATGCCAAGTGTAAAAATCTCCCTTGGGTTTTTGAGGTTGAGCATTGTATATGGTATATTGAAACGGTTGATGTTCATCAATTGTAAACCGCCATCCAGTTTCATCTAAACACCTAAACATTAGTTCAGACATTTTATTTTCTAAGTGATCAGGTAATCGTTCCATCCATTTGACAGTTGAACTCCTGATTTCTTCTCTAAACTTTTCGTCTATATTACCATCAGGATCAGATGAAACACCTTCTCCTACCTTTCCAATATCTTCATTTATTTTAGATGCAATAGTATGAATTTCTTCTATCTCTTCTGATGTAAAGGCTTTAGATACACCCCAAAAATAATTTTTCAAAATCATTAGGAACCTGCCATGAACTTACGCCACTCTATAGTGTTTTTAATTGTTTGATGTCTCCAAGTGATGTTTTGCATACACTCTCTTAGAAAGTTTATAGTGATATTGGTCAACTCTATCTGTGCATCAATTTTTTGCACATCTGCATCTGCATTCAACCACACCTGATGATCGTTTTTTAGAACTTTTAGACCATCAAAAGGATCAGGTGTCCATCCCAATTCTTGTATTCTTGACTGATCTAATTTACCGTTATACCATAACCACTTATCTTTCATAAGAATGTTTTTTTGAAACTGAAGATTTTTGATACGAACTATTTGATCAGTTAGTAGTTCTGAATATTTTGCATGAAGTTTAGGAACATCTAAAGATGATTTGTCTAATTCGATGTCATCGATAACACAATCTTCTTTCCACATTTCTTTGATTTTATCTAAATTCATAATATACTATTATACCACGATTATGGGTATTTAGGAAGTGGATTCTATATTATAATATGTAAATCTAAATGACACTTGACATGTCACTGCTTCACTTTCTGCACCTGATTGTAATTCTAATGCACCCAATGATATAGGGAAACAATCGTGGAAACGAAAGAACTTATTGGGAACATTTTTGTTTGTGTTTATAACAAGTGTAATATCACTGTATTGATTTAGATCATTGTCTATTGCACTTACTAAACCTGTAGAGGTTTTTACTGTTGAAGTATATGCCTGATATGCAGATGGATCTGCAACAGGAACGATTGCATCAATCCAATCGTATATTTCTTTGAAGTTTTCTAAGTCCTCATCAACAAGAAAGGTTACATCAAGTGTACCAAATGTCACCTTGTCGCCTGGAAAATATGCATCCAAACCGACACCAGCAGCTTGCACTGTTTCTGAAAACTGTAAGCCTGGGATATTGACTGACTGAACATAGTACTCTACAGTAGGTACCTTATCTATCAGTAATCTAAAGTTGTTTTTATTAAGTATAGACTTATTGATTGTTGTCAAGTTTTATAATCCTTTTTGTTGAGGTGGTATCAAAGTAGTCATTTCCTTTGTATTCTCTTGTAACAGTTTTTTCACAAAGATAACCATCTTTTACATACTGTGTAATGATTTTACGATTCAATACATTAGTTGTTTCTATACCATTGGGAAATGCATTCCTTTCCCATGGCCCTTCTAACACTTTCACTTCTTTTGCATATTCTGACATAATTTACTCCGTAATATACAGGGGAAAAATATCCCCCTGTATACTATTTAGGTCAATTTACTTCTCGTTTACGAACTCGTTGAGTTGTCTTGCAGTTGCAATAACCTGTTCAACAGAAATTGTTTGGTCACCCAAATTTCTTTTGTCGTTAGGGAAGTTTTCATTGTGAAGGTAGACCTTTTGATTTTCTCTGTCGAGATTTTGTTCTAGTATACCTTGTGCTTGTGATAACAAGTCTGCTCGGATTTCAAATCCACTTTTTGAATTACTCATAATTTTCTCCTGTGTGTGTATGTGTAATTGTAATCACCATGACTACAATTATATTTAGTTAAAAAAAAAGAGGGGTCAAAAGACCCCTCTAAAAACAATAAATTGTTTATTACAGAATGTTAGAAACAGCTAATTTTCTGAAGTATTGGTTATTACCTCTACCACCTGAAACGGCACTCAAAGGTGAAGATGTTACGAATGGGTTTGGTACCATTCCATATCTTGTTTTGAAACCGATTTTTGGTTGGAAAGTATTTTCACCAACAGCTCTGACCATTTGTAATGGAACATATGGGCAGTAGAAAAGACCTGCATCATAAGGGTTGCTTCCTCTGTATCCAACTGTTAAGTAATCAACACCAGCATATGGGTCGATGTATACTTTAACTCTACCGTTAAGAACACCAGCAAAAGTATTACCTGTGTCATCAACATTCAAGTTAGTTGAAAGAGCAGGAGCATAATCTAATACACCTGCCATTGAAAGAGCAGACGCTACATCTGAAGAACAAAGGATAAAGTTACCTTTACCTCTTCTTGTTTCTTTAGCGATAACATTTGATTCTCTTTCGATTTGGAATAACAATCCTTTGAATTTCTCAACAGACCAACGACCATTTGCATCAACATCTAAGTTGAATGTGCCTGGTGTTGAAGTTGATGAAGCACCTGTTTTTGCTTGTAGGTTAACTTCTCTAACTACTTCTCTGTTGATTTCAGCAAGAATTTCTGATGAAAGAATATTTGCTAATTCTGATTCTGCATCAAGACCGTGGATTGCTTTGAGGTCTTGTGCCAACTCTAATGTGTACTCAGCTTTTAATGCTCTTGACCTTGCAGTTACAGTTGCTTTCTCAATTGTGAAAGACATTTCTGCAAAATGATTTCCAGCAGCATCACCTAGTGATTCTGCAGAAGCTGTGGTCATACCTGCACCTGTACCACTTGCGTATGTATCAGGGCCTGTAGCATCAAATGGGTCGCTAACTGGGTCTGAACCTAATCCAGCAGTTGTAGTTTGAGCAGATGAAGAATATGTTGAACGAGCTTCGTTAAACAATGCTTCTGATTTGCTCTCTCTATTAGCTGATGGATAGTCATTATACCTTGCTTTCATAGCAAAGATAAGTCCAGTAGGGCCAGTCATTGGCTGAACACCGCAAATGTCGTATGCAACGAGATTTGGCATTGCTCTTCTTACTAATGAGATCAAGATTGGATCCCAATTCTGAACAGCACTTCCAGTAGAGTTCAAAGGTGCAGCCTCGGCAAGAGTTGCTCTATCTTCTGAAAGAGCTCTTTCTTGGTTTTCGAGGATAACTGCTGTAACGGCTTTCTTGTAGTTGTCTTTGATCTCAGGAAGATCAGAGTGCTCTAGAATAGGCTGCCACTTTTGTTGTAAATTTTCTGATAAGAACATTTTACTTTTTTCCTTTAATTCTATCCCAATGGTTTTAATTTTGAAACTGCTTTTAGATACTGGTTCATTTCAGGTGTGTAAGTTTTCGCAGATGTTTCACCATCTTCAAAATCTCCTGTACCTTCTTCTACTACAGTTTCTTCAGCGATAGTTTCACCATCTTCGGTTGGGAAGTAGGCTTCTTTGATTTCAGAAATTTTCTCTGCGAAATCTTCTGCATCTTTGAAATCTACACCGTTAGATAGTGATTCTAGTTTCTCCTTTTGTGATTCGGTAAGATCCTTACCTGCATTCACAACGATTTCTCGTCTTTTCATAGTCTCTAACTCTTCAGTAATGTCCATATTTTTTTGAACTTCACTGTCAAGTTTTTGTTCGACTTCTTCTAGACGATTTGCGAGTTCGTCAATGACATTGTACTTATCTTCAGGCACATCAACATAATGTTCTACGAACAATGTTTTTAGACCTTCGATGAAGTTTTCAGTCATTTCTGACCTCAAACCTCTTTCAATTGCGAGTTCGTTTTCTTTCGTCCACTCTTCTGCACAATAAGTGAGATACTTATCAACGGCTTCCGCGAGGTCACCTTTGACTTTTTCTACTGAGGTTTTTAATTCTTCAGAATACTGAGATTCTAATGATTCTCTAATCTCTGCAACTTTTGATTGAACAGCTGCTTTGAATATAGTTCTTGCTTTCTCAGCATTCTCTTCTGATAATTCGAGTGCTTCTGAGATTGCATTGAGGTCGTCTTCTACTTCAATCTCAACTAATGAAGATTCTAATTCTGAAGTGTGAATAGATTCCTCTACTCCCTCTTTTTTAACTTCTTCTTCTTCCTCTTCTTCTTCGCCTTTTTTGTTCCAACCTTCTGAGAATTTTAAAACATCTGCTTCGTCCATTCCCTTAAGTGCTTCAACGATTTTTCTGGCGACTTCTGCTTTAGTCAAGGATTCGTCAACTTCTTCTTCTGATATGTGACCAAAAGTTTTTAGAAGTTCCTCTTTAGTCATATCCTTCATAGTGTTGACGACAGCTTTGATGGATTCCATTTTAGACAATTTTACTTCGTCTTTCTTAGAATCTTCTTCAGTTTCCTTTAACTTTTCACCTTTTTCAGCAGGTGCAGCTAGTTTGTTAACTGCATCTTTGACAGGTTTAGTTTCGTCTTCTGCTTTATGTATTGCATCGACAGCTTTGTCAACAGGATTTTCTTCAGGTTTGACGACTGGAGCTTTGCCTGAAACATTTACTGATTCTGCATCACTCGAACCTTGCTTTGGAGCTACTTTGTCACCTTTCTCAGCATTTGAATTAGGCTGTTGTGCCTCTACAATTGCTTTTAGGTTTTTTTCTAACTCTGCCATAGTTTTCTCCTGTTTGAGTCTTTCTATTTATTTATATATCAGAGATTCTCAACAAACCTCTTCCATAGTTCTAATTTTTTTTCTTCCAACTTATGAACTTTAGTTTTCATAAGATCCTCTTTCATTTGTTCAATGTCAAGCATTCTTAGTCTACCATTTTCATATATCCACTCTACACCTTCCATAATACCTTCTACGAAAGCGGCAGGTGCAGATGGGTCTGCAACTATATCAGCTGCAGTTGCAAGTTGAAAGTCTCCTTTCACATACTGGGCATCCCCCTTCTGTTCTAGTGAACCTAGTCCTCTAGAGGAAACACCTAACTTTGCACCGTCATCTATGAGATTACGAACAATGTTACCCATTGGTGTTGTTAAAATCTTTGCTTTTCCAACAAAATTATTACCGTCTTGGTTGAGTTCGGTAATAAGGTGTGAAACTCTATCTAAATTGATTGTTGGGCCTTCAGGGTGTCCTAATTCACCAAAGGCTCTCTTCTGTTCAATGAAATCTTTTCTGTATCTGTTTACTTCTTTGAGCATTATTTCTTTAGGATATACACGACCATTCCTATTTTTTATCTCGGACTGCATAAAGACACCTTGAATAAAGTAATCTTTCTTTCCATTTTCGTTTGCTTCTACAATTACAGATGCAACATTTTGGTCGTTAAATTCAGATATTAGTTTCATTGAAATCTCCTAATTGATCAAATGAGAAATCTTCTCCCATTTGTAATAAAACTGCTTTGATGTTTTTTGTTTCGTTTTCAGCAGCTTTCAAGTCTCTGTATTCTTCACCTGTATCCATACCATCGATCCAAACATGTACCCTACTACCTTTTTGAGTAAAGGTAAGGTCATATTTTTTACTTCCAACCTTAACAATCTCAGACTTCAGTTCTTTATGACCTGAAGGAAGTTTGAACTTTGCTTCGTTCAATTCTTTAGAGATTTGTTGAAAAGTTTTCATTACTCTCCTGTTGTTGGTTCGTCTTTACTCATCCAATCAACTTGTGATTGAACTCTTTTCATATCAACTACTTCAGCTGCAGCTTTGTGTAAACCTTGAAAAATAGATTCTTTTGCATCTGCAAATTCTTTCTTTTCAATTTGATCTACGATCTGTTTGCTTATTTCACTCATTTATTACTCCTAAAAATATCCTTGTTGATCATTGTCTCCCTCATCTCCACCTGTTTCTTTTTCGGTTTCGATTTGTTTATCAATGAGATTAATATCCTCTTCTGTTTGTCTAAGTATATATTTTCTTACATACTCTTTAGAGAAATATTTTCCAACATAGTCATTTACTTGATTGAGAGTATCTAATCTTTCTCTCAATATTTCTGCATCTTTCAACTCTGTAAAGTGGTTGTCAGTTGCAAAATCAAACTGTAAGAAGTCTTTGACTTGATCAAACTCTTCACCAGTTACAATCTCTTTGAGTAAAAGTTGTGTTCTTAATACATCAACAAATACTCTTGCAAACTTTTTCTGAAGTCTATTAGTAAATTTATTAAACTTCAGTTCGTCTCTAGTGATCTCAGATGAACGACCCATGTTAAAACCGTTCTCTGATTCCATTCTAGATATTGGTACATTCAATGAACGATATAGTTTCTTTTTGAAGTATTCTATATCGTCAATCTCTGATAGGTTTGAACCGCCTGGCAGAGTTTGTATCTCCGTACCTCTGTTACCTTCTCTACGAGGTAACCAAAAATCTTCTAGCATAGACATGTGTTTACGATCATCTTTCAGTTCACCTGTCTGTGCATTGTACACTAATTTGTTTCTATATCGATTCATTACATCTGCAAGGTACTGTTCTGCCTTTGCTTTTGGTAAGTTACCAACATCAATATAGAATATTCTTCTTTCAGGTGCTCTAGATATTCTGTATATCACTAGAGCATCTTCAATCATTGATAACTGATTTGCAGTCTTCAACGATTTATGAAGATATCCGACTACAACATTCTTAGTGTAGTCTAATAAACCTGAGGTAGTATATGTTACTGCTTCAGGTGCAATTTTGACAGTGTTTCCTTCTCCTGAACCACTCTTGTCAAAACCCTTATCATTAAAAAGATAAAACTCTTCTACCTTTTTAATCCTTTCGACCTTAGTCTTTGGATCTCTTTCCTTTTCTATATTCCTGACTTTCTTGATTTTTATGGGATCAACATTTCTAATGTCGATAATCCCTGCCTTCGGTCTTTTAGAATCTACTACCTTGTGGAAATAAATTCTACCGTCTACATACCATTTTCTGAAAAGTTCATGAGAGTTCTGATTGAACTTCATTATGTTTAGGATGTGATAAAACTCGTCTCGTATCTTATTTTTGATACTGTCAGAGAGTTTTACATCTCTGAGGTCGAGTGTTACAATCCTATCCGAAGTGTCAGAAGTAATACACTCATTAACTATATCTTCGATGGCTGAATCAACTTCAGGTATCAAAGACGCTTCACGATATCTACGAATGAGTTCTGCCTCACTCTTGATACCACCTTCCATGTCGATATAAGAACCATACGCACCACCAGTTATAAAACCGCCAGGCTGGCTTTGAATGACAGGAGTACCGTCATCATCGACAGGTGGAACAAATGATACAGCCTTTCTGACTGTATCACTTGCTCTCAACTCGTCTTTTTTACGAGTTATTTCAAACCCAAAAATTTCCATACCTATATTTATACCCTAAATTTTAGGGTATTCACTTAGATTACTCTTTCCCAGTGTGAGAAAGCGAAACCAACTGTAAATGTTTCTAATGCGTCAACAGTTTCGTAGTTAAGTTCAACATTACCTATACTAGTTGGCCACATATTGAAGAATTCATATCTCGCTAAAACTGAATCAGCTTTATCTAGTTGTTCAACATATGCTCTGTCAACCATAAAATCTAATGTGGTACTACCTCTACCATCTGTGAAACCAACGATTTCATTCTGCCAATTTTCTACGGCAGTTCTTACAGAAAATTCTGCATCATTGATTACAGTTACTTCCCAGTTCTCAAATGTCCTGTCGCCAGGAAGTTTGAGTGTTGTACCCATCCATTTGATGTCAAATGATGTTAGGGTTCCAGCAGGTAAGTTAGCTGCACGACATAGAAACTCTATTCGATTACCAGTTCTAGGAATGAAAACTCTAAATCGGTTAGCTCTAGGGCCTCCACCGATTAGTTGTGCTTTAAATTGATCTATTGTTGCCATTTTTTACTCCTAAACTGCTCCATATATTTCTTCAAACTCTACACCGCTTCTTGCAGCTACAAAGTTCAAAGTAATAAAGTTGATTGACCTTGAAGGTTTAATGAAGATTGAACATACAAACTCGTTTCTATCGATAACGGTGTCTGTGTTGTTTGTTTCATCACATAATACTGAATAGTCTGTCAAACCTCTACGGTTCTTAACATCTCTTAAGAAAGGTTCTACTGTTGCTCTGAACTGTGCTCTTGTAAATGCATCGTTGAATTCAAACAGTGAAGCTTTTGCAGCTGTTGCGATTGCTTTTTCTAAAACAATGAATAATCTTCTTACATTGATTCTATCGAATGCAGATGATGTTGTAAGTGCAGTTTTATCTCCGAAAAGAACTGTACCTTGGCCTGGGAATGTGCAAATTGGGTTGACCCTTGCACGATATAGATCATCTCTACTTGCTTGTTTTGGATTGAAAGCAAGTTTAGTAATACCTAAGTATTGACCTCTTGAGAAACCAGCAGGTGAGAACCATGGGTCTCTAAGAAGGTCTGATCTGACCATAATACCAGCAGTGTGTGAACATGCAGGTATCCAACAATATCTATCGTTGAATCTGTCGTATTGATATACCCATCCACTGTCTAATACTGCATAAGAAGAAGATGTTACACTTGCGTAATCTGCAAGTACATTAGATAGTTGTGATGACTCTGAAGTCACACCAACTACTGAAGCTCTTCTTGGTGATGCAACCAACATACAATCTTTTCTGTTTTCACAAATAAGAATACCTTGGTTTACTAGAGTGTTGTGATCTGTTAATATATCTTGATCTGTTCCTGAACCGTTATCAGTTCTTGTAGAACCTACGATTAGGAAAGATATATCGATTGTTTCTCCGTCTGCAAAATGTGTGTTCCATGCACCATATTTTTCAGCGGCAGTTGGGGTTCTACCGTCTGCACCACCTGATAATGAACTTACTTCAGGTGCTGATGGTCTTGAGAAAGCACTTGTTGCTGATTGGACATGAGTTCTAGTTTCGGTTGCAGTGCTCAACATAGCTGTTGAGTGTCCTGACCACCAAATCCACTTAGAATCTCTTGCAATCACATCTTTGTAATAATTTGAATTACCTTGTGAGTCTTTAGAATCTGATGCAAGTGAGACAAAACCATAAGTTTCTAAAACTGTATTAGTTTTACCTGTTATTACACCATCTTCGTCTACTACTACAATGTGTATTTCGTCAGCTGACCCACCAGCTGCTGTTGCAGTGGCAGAAGTGCCTGGGGCTTTATTGAATAAAGCATAATGTTCCCAGTACCTATCTATCTGAGTGTTGTCATTGACTGTTGTTGTTAATCCTGTTCCAGCTGGTTGATCTAGGGCTTCGATTACAATTGTTGTACCATCTGTAAGTTCGGTAACACGATATTTTGTATCATGTCCTGCAAACTTGATGATATCTCTAACTGTGAAAACTGATGAATCATCAACCGTGATTGATGTTTGACCAGCAGCTTCGTTACCTACCTGATCTACGGCTGTTACAGCATCGTTAAAATAAGCGTTTGAGGATGCACAAACTGAGACTTTTAATGAATTTCCTAAGGAACCTGCAAATCTTGAAACCCATTTACCGACTGTTCCTGCTTGAGAACCGTCTTTGTATGTGGATTCATAATGGTCTGAATTCTTTAAGAGTGATGAAGAGTCTCCTGACTGGTTTGCACTAAACAAACCTGTTGCATTGACTCTAACAACTCTCAATGAAGCACCATACTTCAAGAATGCATCTGCTGCGAAAAAGTCCTCAGCTCCAGCATCTGTGTTAGCAGCTGAATAGAATTCCTCTACTAATCCTTTACTATCTGAAACTGTTACTACTTCATCAACAGGGCCCCATTTGAAAGTACCTGCGAAAGCACCTGTAGTGCTTGAAACGGCAGGTACAACATTAGTCAAGTCTATCTCTGAGACCTGTACGCCTGGTGATACTTGAAATGCCATACTTTTCTCCTGTTAATGTAAAAAAGTTGTTTTACCTTTTTATTTATAAGTTTCTTGTTTCTGACTCATCATCCGTGAGGAACCATCTATCTCCTGTTGCATCGACAAATGTTTCTTCACTACCTGTTTGATCTCCTAAAATACCTGCAGGTAATAAGTCATCCTCAATTAACTTCTGTTGTTCTGCATATAGTAAGTTCTTTGCAACTTTATCTGTTAGAAGTGTGAAATAATCTGTGGTCAAAAACCATGCAAATAATACACAATTCATAACACAATCATCAAAAAACCCCCTATCTGCTTCATAACTATTACCTTTGTTTACAAAGGTCATCATTTCTGTTATTGTATTACTATCTACTATTTCTAATCTATTTTCTTCTGTTATTTCTTTGAGAGTGGAACAACCAATTCTTTTGATCTTTTTGTTCATGGTTATACCAATATCTTCGGCCTTTGTTGCACCCTGTGTAAAAACATTATCATACTCTATATCGTAGTGTAACTGAGTTGCAACCATTGACCCCTCTGCATTGTTCTCTATAATCACTAAAGCTTTATTATAGGGTGTTGCGTATTTTGCAATGATATCAGGAAATAACATTGGTGAAATCATATTGTCTCTATATGTTGCAACTTGTTTGAAGGGTTGAACTGAAGTATCAAAGATACTAAAGGTAGAATAGTCTAAACCTCTCCCCTTGGATACATCCACTGTACAAACATATACATGACCCTCTTGTGGTTTTTCATACATATTGAAGGAATTTTGTGAATAAAGTGGGTCAGAAGTCCTCATTCCTAATAGAGTATCTGCATTGATAAGTGTATTTCCTGTCCCCAAGAAACTATTTCCATACTCTTGTTCAAACTGTGCCTCTGAAGTGTTTGCAATGGTTTGTCTTTTCCACTCCTCGTCTCTGCCTGGCACATCATACCAGTTGATAGTGAAGTGTTTATATTCAGACTGATTGTGTACAGCAGATTGATATATCTTGTAGAACATATTACCTACACCGTTTGCAGTAGATGTAATGATAACTTTTGAATCTTTACCTGAGGTTACCACTGGATAGGTTGAAGTGTAAAACTCCTCTGCACCCTCAACGAATGCAAACTCATCGAGGTATAGTAAGTTGATAGACAATCCACGAATTGAACTTGAAGATGTTGCAGCTGCAACTACCTTACTATCGTTTGCAAACTCAATTGACCCCTTGTTCAAAATCTTGACCCCAGGCTGTAAAAAGAATGGAACAGACTCTAACATCGTTACGAGACGCGCAATCATCTCTCTTGCAATTGCACCTTTGTTTGCAAGGATAGCAACTGTTACTTCAGGATTAAATAATAAGAACCACAATAAGTATGCACACGAGGTAATAGACTTACCACTCTGTCTACTTGCAAGAACAATATTGAAACGATTAATATTATAGTGTTCTATGAGTCCTTGTTGATAACCACGAAGTTTGAACGGAACTAAACCCTCATCAAGTGAGATAATCTGTGTATAATTTTCTATGAAGTGTATAGGATCTTGACCACATTTGAGATACTCTTGCATCTCCTGTTCAGTGTATTGAGTTTCAATACCTGATCGTTTTATAAGGGTATTACCTAGATAGCCTTCGTTTTTAGGTTGTACCATCTATAGACCCCCATTTGTATTTTGGTTGCCAGTGTGACCAATCTAAGTAATTTGATACAATCTCTGCATCCCATAATATAATACTTCCTTTCTTGTATCGTAAATTACTCATATCTAAGTCTTTTATCAATCCTTCATACACTGTGTTGTGTTTTACTGAATAATATTCCCACATTTTTAGATTGAAACTTCTTTGTCCACTGAAAAGAAAAAAATCTCTAGGATTTTTATTGAGATATCCTGTGTGTTCTACAATAATACCATTTTTCAATTCAGTATGTCCCTCATATAAGTTTATCTTATTTGGGAACAACTTATCACCAACTCCCTGTCTGTTTGCATTCTCAACCATTTTCATCACACCCTCTCCTACAAAATTACTTGCAAAGAGTTCGTGTAAGTAAATGTCACACTCAGGATAGTCCATCTCAAAAACATCTCCTTCAATTATCTCTATAGGGTAATCTTTGAAGATAACTTTTAGATTTTTCAAACACTTCGTTTGACACTCTATTCCGTATACCTTTCTTGCACCGTATATGTATGCAAGATAACAAAGTATACCTGAACCTGCACCTAGATCACAAACAACTTTATCCTTTACATTTTTACTAATCCATTCATCGAATGCATTAGTTCTTACATGATCTAAAATAACATTGTGTGTATTCTTTTTATACACATCAACTGTCATCCTTTTTAGACTTCTTTAGAAACTTCTGTAACTCTGAAGTAGAACCAACATACAAATGATTATGTTGTGTTCTAATAGTGTCATCTTCTTTTTCTATGTCTTTCATTTTCTTTTGTAAATCAATTAGCTTTTCTGCTGTTTCAGAAACAGTTTTGATAAGTTGTCCTGCAACTTCATATGCTCTTGGGTGTTCGGTTTCTTTGGAAAGTTCTAGGATACCGTCTATTGCATCTTGACCTCTCTCTATAAGATTATAGAGATTTTCTCGTGCATAACGATAATCGGTTTCTGTATTTTCTTGTCTAGGTGGTATCTTTACTATTTCTGCTGTTTTTTCTTTTATATTAGAAGAAATGTCTAAGATATCATCTAGTTTTGCATCAATGTCTTTTGGCATAATTAACTGTCATCGGTTTCACTAAATGTTTCTTTAGCACCATCATCATAAAATGTCACTGTTTCTGCAACCACAAATGTATCAGTTGGTTGCACTGAACCAACAAACATAATCGTTTTCGGTTCAGTTATAGTTACAGCAGTATTCAATATGATTGATAATTTATCAGCTGCAATACTACTGATTGTTGGATTAGGTGTGTTTCCTGTGTAAAATACTTCATCTCCAACACTTATCTTACTATTTATTGCAGTATCAAAAGTGATTGTAGTTGAGTTGGATACTGCA